GCATGACATTTCATACATCTTACCGTGACAGAACAATGTTTTTTACCGTAGTTGAAAGTACGCTTGCTTTCAATCTTTAGTTTTGTGCTGCCGCAGAACGGACAGGGTTTTAATTTTTCAGTCATCTTCCTTCATCTCCTGATTCCAACAATCTCTACAGATTATTCCGGAAATTTTATTTTTTGAACAATCTCCTAAACCATATATTGCATTAACACACGCCCTTGGCGCGCCATAAGAATCTAACTCTGCGTTTGGGAACTTCTTTAAGAAATCGTGTGCATACGTCTTTGCAGGGTGTTCAGCTACCCATTTATCGATAATTTCATCAATGTTACTGGGTAACCGATATAACATACAACCCTCTAAATAAAAAATAGGGCAGCCAATACAATAGTGATGCTCTTTGCACATTCTCTTTAAATCCTTGATGTTTGCCATTGTTCATCATCTCCTATCAGTTTCGAGGCTTCGTCCCCGCAAATTTTTGCATAAAGAACGTCTATTTCTTTATCCGACATTCTCATAAACGCCATTGGGCCACAACACCACAGAGCTCCTTCAATATTACAACCATAACAATTCTCGTGGAAGTGATCGTTGCAACATTCAAGTAATGCGTTAAATTTTTCTTCCTTCGTAGAAGCGCCACTATACTGCTTCCCCTTTAACGCAATTGATTGCATTAAAACATCAATCGTAACGCTATCGGCATTGCAAGCTATTCCGTTGTCAGAAAGCGAACATTTCAAGAAATCGCCATTATGATCGCACCCTGCCACAAACACTTCGACATTGCCGATTCTCCTTTTTACGAATTTGAGACTTTTTATTAGCTCACGAACCGTCATTTTCATTCTCCTCCTCTTCTGCTCTTCCGGGTCGCCAACGACGCGATCCGCTGCTTTACATCTCGGTTAAACTGCATAATCTCAGTCTCAGCGTTAACTTTCGCTCTGTTCTCTTCAAGCTTTTGCTTGTACGCTTTATACTTATCGCAACGGCTATGACAATTTAACACCCTTTCACTACATCCCTTGCATGGTGATTGTGCTGTAGCTGATACTATCATATATTCCGCTCCTTTGCCTATTCAAATTTACTTTTCTGCCTTTTCAAAAAATCTGTGTCGTTCGTCATCATTCCTATGCACTCGCAGGCAAGCATTGCTATTTCTGCAATGTTATGTGATTTCTCGATCTGTGACAGCAGCGAGCCTGCCTTGCGTATGTTGTCCTGATAATACTGATAAGCGCTTTTCATTCCCATAACAGCGGCTGTAGCCTCGTTATACTGCGCAAGCAGCTTCTGCTTTTCCGCCGCCGCATCTTCCTTGCTGAGATTGTCATACTTGTACCGTGCGTACAGCAGCCTGAGGCTGTCGAAGTATCTGTATGCGGCAGGAGGGAATCTGCTCACATCGACCGTTCCGTCATAAGCCTGACGCTCAAGTGCCTTGAATTGTTTCGGATCACTGAAATCGTATATTATAAAATCACCTCCCTGTGCAGGGTGTGCAGGGTTTGCACCCTTTTCCTATTCCTTATATATAAATTCATTTCTATTTTTTTTACATGAAGAATAAGGAAAACCCCTGCAACCCTGCACACCCTGCACACTTAACCGATAGAAACCGAATAAAATTCGCTGCCTAAAGTGATCCCCGAGTAGGCTAAACCATCACGCCTCTTTACACGTTCAAACTTTTTCTGCATTTCAACTCCGAATTTTGTGTTGCTCATCTTGTACTCGTTGTTTTCATCTGCCCACCTTGCGTACACGGAATACAACTGGGACGCTTTCACTTCTCCCCCTCCCGTAATACAGCAACTGTCGATGAACGCAGATATAACGTCCATTTCATGCTGATACTCCTTTACTGCGTCAAGAACAGCTTTCGGCATACGCAGACCCTCTTTCTGCCAAAGCATACAGCCGTCTATAGCCCAGCGGAATATCCCGTCAAGTTCCTGTGCAAGCTTGTATTTCAAGTGCCTGTCCACCTTGTCGGACGGTATCTGAACTTCAAACGGTATCAGGTGGATCCTTCGCCATATACCCGTATCCGTGCCGCGTATTATCGGCTTATGGTTTGTCGCCATCCACAGCTTGAACTCGGGCTTGAACTCGAATTCTTCCGCAAACAGCTTGCGGGCAGTCACCACATCATCACCTGTGAGCTGTTTCAGAAGCCCCTCGTCTATGCGCATACCCTCATTAGGCTCAACGCTCGTAACCAGACGCGAACCTTTCAGACGTGCGATATCGCTGTTTGCAGTGTTGCCAGATGACGGCTTGACCATTATCGTCTGCGGCTGTATGTTCGTAGCATAATCGCCGAAAATACAACGGATTATTTCAAGGAACGTAGACTTTCCGTTTCGTCCCGTGCCGAACAGGAAGAACGCGCACTGCTCTGCCGTTGAACCGCTGAGACTGTAGCCGACAGCTTTCTGGATGTAGCGTATAAGGTCTCTGTCGCCGCCAAAGATATCGTTCAGGAATTTTTTCCATTGTGGGATATCAACAGGATCTTCAACGTAAGGACATCGGGTGATCTTCGTTATATATGCTTCTTTCCTGTGCGGCATGAGCTGACCTGTTTTCAGGTCAAAGATACCGTTTCGGCAGTTCAGATAGTTCTTTTTCTTATCCATCATCGATGGGAGGAGCGGAGAATAATGCTCCGCCTCTCTCAGCATATTGGTTTTGCCTGTAAAGCTCCGCGAGCGCTTGATATGTTTCTCGAAAGCTTTTTCCTTGTCGCCGTCATCGGAATAATAAGACCGTTCTTTTTCAATAAGCTCGACCGCACTGTCCGCGACAGTTCTGTGATAGCCGATATTGTCATAGTTCCACTTGCCGTCCTTATAATAAAGCCAGTTCTTGTCTATATATGACCATTTGAGTATATCGCCAAAAGCGTCTGTAAGCCGCTGGGCATTTCCCGTATCGTCAAGAGAATAGTGCTTTTTTACAGTCGATGACGGCTCAGGCAGATCTCTGCCCTTTATGCTTATCCCTTCATAGCTTTCTTTCTGCCCATAGAACGTGTCACATTGACTTACAGCCTTTGAAATTGTAAGCTTGCCGTATGTACTGCCTGACTGCCTGCGATCCCATTTTTCGCGCATAAGACCCGAACTGCGGTAAATGCTGTCCATTTTTTCAGCGTCTCCCGCGCACCAGAATGCAAGCATATTGCAAAACGCCATGTCAGCTTCCGATTGTGATGCATAGTCAGACCAGTCGCCACCGTAGAGCCGGCTGAACTTGTCACCATTTGCAGATGATATTGCCCTGCTGATCACAGACTGCACATCCGCAGCGGCAGGCAGTGCCTTTCCTGCCGCTTGTTTTGGAGTGCCGAGATACTTCTCGTGCAGAGGTTTTATTTTTTCAGTGCAATCTGAAATATCAATGAATTCCGAGCAGTAATTTCCTGTCATTACAAAAAATCGTCCGCTGTCATACATCTCGATGTTGCCCCTGCGCCTGCCGCCCTCGGGGAGCTTTCCCTTGCAAATGATATGGATACCGTTTCCCGACTGTGACAATTCGGTGTAGCTTTGCAGTGCGTTTACGAATTCAGACGCAAGGCTGCCTTTTACGTCGATATCATCGAGGTCAACACCGAAATAACCTGAGTTGCTGAACATAAATCCTATTCCTGCGAAATCAGAAGAGACCTCTGCTGCCGTTTCAAAATCACTCCATGTATCGGGGTTGTTGGACATAGCCTGTCCTCCGGTTTTCGGGTTTATAGGTTTCTTGCTGATCCCGCTGTGCGACCTCGGGTCCGGCTCGGCTTTCCAGCATACCCAGTTTCTGAGCTTCTTCAGCTCATTAGGTATAAATTCGTACATTCTGCCTCCTTAAAACGGGACTTCTGCGTCTGTGAGTATCTCCTCGAAATCGCCCAGATCACTAACTGAAACAGTCGGCTGAACAGCGGCAGGCGTTTCCTGATGTGCTGTGGTTTTCTTTTCCTTGAAAACGTGTTTGCATTCGGGGAATCTGCTTTCGTTTATGTACTTTATGTTTTCCTGCTGCTTGCCGTTCCACTCTCTGTGCTCGACCGTAACTTTCAGCGGGCGGTGCATAAGATCCATGCACATATCCCTGACAGTTTCATACGCCTTGCCGTTCGGGAGCTTTGCCGATTTTGCAAGCCTCATGATCTGCTTGAAGCTGTAGCCCTGAACCTGCATATCTGCCTGTGTCGGCTCTTTCCGTTTCCACAGCGTATGGAAAAGATAACGGTCCTTGAACTTCTGGTCAACATCATTTCTGATGATGAGCGAAAGGTTCAGCCCTGTCGCTCCGCTCATAGTGGTACGTTCTTCGATATTCCTGATGACTACTTCATAGTCGCCCTCCGGAATAATACCAAAATCGTCGTTCACATCTTCGTAGTTTGTTGAAAATCCCATATTATTTACCTCCGATCAATTTGAGTGCCTCCTCTGCGCTTCTGCATATACCTGCAATTGCACCGTATTTCTGCATAGCGGCGAGGAATAGTTTTTGTTGGTCTGTTGGTCTGCCTTTCGGCGTTTTTACTTCAATGAATACTGCCGTGCCGTCTGATTTTCTGAATCCGAACAGATCGGAAAATCCTTGGGGAACACCTGCATCAAAGTACCGCCCGTCAGGGGTTCTGACCTTTCCGACATTTACACGAAAAATAACGCATGAATCCGACAGCGCAAGCCGTATCTCGTTCTGTATCCTGTGTTCTTCCGTCAAGCTATCAGCCCCCTTTTCTTAGCCTGATACCATGCCCAGCCTTTTTTATACCCATGACTCGCGGCGTAGTCAAGAAGTTCTCCGTATGTCTGACATTCCTCAGGCGTTTTGAAATCAAGGACGAATCCCTCGATTTTAGTCAGCTCTGCCTGCTCCTGTTCGATCTCGGAACGCTCTTTTGCAGGAAATTCGTATCCGCACTCGGGGCACACCCGAACCTTGTTCCCCTCGCTGTCCTTGGGCGGGAATACTGAAAAGCATACAGGGCACTGCCTTACATTCACAGGATCGGCAGCCTCATATTTTTTGCTCTTTTTCTTTCCTTCAAGCGACCATCTGCGGTCTGCGTCGGGCATTCCGAATCGTGCATAGTTTCCCACATGGTCAATTATTACCGCGCGTTTGCCCTTGCGGTATCTCATGCACCTCATAGACTGCTGAATGTACAACGTCAGCGATTGCGTAGGACGGAGCAGAATTGCGCACTCACAATCGGGAACGTCAAAGCCTTCGGATATGAGGTCAACGTTGCAGAGTATATCAAGTGCGCCTCTGCGGAAATCGTTTATAATACGTTCGCGCTCTGACTTGGGAGTGCTGCCGTCTATGTGTGCCGCCTCGATCCCTGCAAGATTGAACTGCATTGCTGTTTCCATTGAATGGCGTACAGACGCACAGTAGCACACCGCTTGCCTGCCGTTCGCAAGTTCCCTGTAATACTTTATCACGTCTCCGAAAACGACTTTTCTAAGCATGAGATTTTCGACCGAACTCACGTCATAATCGCCTTTTTTTATCTTTATCCCAGTGAGGTCAACAAGGCTCGGTGCGTAGTATTCATACGGTGAAAGGCAGTTATGTTCTATTAGCCATTTTGCCGAAACACCCACGATCAATTCGTCATTCACATCTGCCAGCCCTGAACCGTCCAGCCGAATGGGAGTTGCGGTAACTCCCACCCTGTGAGCGTTTGGGAACGCTTCATACACCTTCTTGTATGTGTTGGCTGTACTGTGGTGATTTTCATCTGTGATGATGAGCGACGGCGGTGGTATCTTACTCAGTCTCCGCGCCGCTGTCTGCACCATCATGACCCGGCAGCGCAGCATATCAACTCCCCACCTTCGGAACGTGTTTTCTATCTGCTCGCAAAGCTCCTTACGGTGCACGAGGAAGAGAACGCTTTTCTTGTTGGCTGTAGCTCTGCGCGCCATTTCAGCAACGATACAGCTTTTACCGCCACCGCATGGGAGAACTATGCACGGAGCGCGCTTACCGTGCAGCCATGCACTGTGGACACGGCTCACAAGCTCCTCCTGATAATCACGAAGCGGCATTGCTCTTAGCCTCCTTGCGCTTGTTTATTTCCTTTGCCATGCACTTCCAGCAAAGCTTTCTGCCATAATTCTTGAGAGTGCCCTCTGCGATCTGCTGAGGAGTCCTGCCGTTGACCGCAAGGATAGGATTGCCGCAGTCCGTACACTCCTCGCACGGCACTATCCCATAATACGCACGTATCGCATCATCAACATATTTCAGGTCGTTCTCTATGTACTTTGACGGGAACAGTCCCATAGGCGACTTGCAGGTGTCGTTCCCGTCCGTCTGGGTCGCAAACATATATTTGCCATCGTCAACGACTGTCTTGAGCACCGTAGTGAACAGCCCCTCTACAGTTATTTTTTCGTCCAGAAGCTTGCCGATCGTCTTTGATTTCTCTCTGCCGTCCTCTCCCGTTTCAAGGTGGTTCATGAAGTATATCACAACATCGGGCGGCAGAGTTTCGGTCAGCTTGACAAGCTCCCAGAAGTTCTTGCCTATATCCGTGAACTTCTGATATCCCGTTTCCTTTGCGCGTCTCATAAATTCGTTAGCCATAAGATACTGTGTATCGTCAATGACTATGACCTTGGTATTCTGCGACTTGATAAACTCGGATATCTGCTGATAATTATCCGAATTCAGAACGTTCTTAAACTTTGTTCTGAACGGCAGCGGCTTTCCGTTTACGTTCACAAGTGAAACTTCCTCAGCGCCAAAGTTGCGCATCGAAGCGGACTTTCCACTTCCCGAGTATCCTAAAATAAGCACGGGTAATCCCATAACATTTGCCTCCTATCCTATAATGAGCGACTTTGAACTTTCCAGAACCGCTCCCGGAAAATCTTCGCCTGCTTTGATGAGTTTTTTTATTTCAGACTTCCGTATTTCAGGAAGCTCATATTTGAGCAGATCGTCCCTGCCTCTGTCCTGAAGCATATTTATAAATGCAACTTCATCGGCGATTTTAAGAGACGGAGCATTGCTGCGGATCGTAATGCGTGCCCTCGGCATTTCGATTTTTTTCACGCCCATTTGCTCCATGCAATTTCTGAGATATGCAGTCATGCATTCAATTTTTCTGCCGTACTGCTGGCGGCGCTTTTTGAGCTTGTCCTCCTCGGTTTTGATAGCAGCTTCCTCAGCTTTGAGAGACTTTATGTACTGCGCTGTGTTCTCAGCTTTGAAATTAAACTCCTCCTCGATGCCTTCAAGCGTATCGAACCATGCCTGAAGCATATCGGCGCGGTAAGTGTCAGGATTGACAACATTGCCCTCGCCGTCAACGTACTGACCGCTTTCGTCCTTATCGAACTCCATTTCCTGTATCTCGTCAAACCTGTCGAAAAGTTCGGCAAAGTCTGACGAAATGTCAAATAATCTCTCCATTTTTATACCTCCATGCTTTTATTGATGTTTTCAAAGAACTCTCTTGTCTTATTTCTGAAAAATTCATCAGGGTGCTCCTGCACAAATGCCGCAAGGCGCTTGACTGCGTCCACAGCATTGGAAAGATACGCCTTGAAAACCGCCTTGCTGTCAGAAACAGGCTCGACATTGGCAAGCTTTTCCTCATACTCGGCTTTGAGCCTTTCGATCTCGGCAGTGTGCTCCTGATTGTTCCTGATAGTCTCTTTCGTGGTCTCCTCCTGAAGCTCACTGTATTTCAGCGACCAGTCAAGGTCTACACGCTTCATCGCGTCCATGAGATTTTCTACTTCGTGGGAATTGCTCTCGACCGCTACCTCGATAGGACGGTTTTCAAGCTGTTCGACCTGTTCCTCAAGCGCGGTAATGTTTTCTTCTTTCTTGCTGATCTCTGATTCAAGCTGTGCAATTTTCTGCTTCTGAAATTCAGTATCAGTCTGAAGAATACTCAGTTTACCGCAGGCGGCTTCTTCACTTTTTCTTGACTTCTCGGCATTCTTCTCAGCTTCATCGACCTTGCTCATAAGCCTGTCGTTAGTCTTTTTGAGAGAGTCTATCTTCTCCTTCAGTTCTCTGACGGAAGTGGTTTCGAGGTCGGTGGTTTCAGTAACTTGTGTGCGTTCTTCTTCGGGAAGAGTTGAGAGAAGAAACAGTTTTGTTGTACCAATTCGTGACATCGATGTCACGAAATCCTCTGAAAGATTTTCAACTGTACTTATCAATCTGTAAACTTGCCTGTCGCCAAAACCAATTTCAGTTCTACAGTAGTCATTAAATTCTGAATACCCCAGCTCCTTGTAAAGCTTGCTGTCCCTCATTTCCTTGAAGCCCATGCACATATCGTAAAGACTCTGCTGTGCAAGCTGTGCCGACACCTTGATTCTGCGGTCAAGGTCTACCGCTTTTGCGTATTCAACTGATAATTCATTCATGCTTGTTCTCCTTTTTATGTGCGTTTTCCCACCATTCGTTGAACTCCCTGAGTTCCTCCTCGGTGGGTTCATCGTTTTCAAATCCATAACAGCATCCGCTTTCAAATGTGCAGTCATACAGATCTTCGCTAGTTTCAACCCAGTCAGGATACTTAATCCAACCGTAACGACAACCTTGACAATACTTGATAACCGGATCTATACAGCGTGTAGGTTTTTCATTCATGCCGATATCTTCTCCTTTTTAATGAAAATTTCTGCAATGTACTTTTTATACTGCTCCACAAAATCTTTGACTTTGCGAGTCATGTCACGGTTTCTCAGCCCTCTGACCTGAACGATATCGCCTGAAACGCTCAGCTCCATTGTGTAATACGGAACGTCTGGCTTGTCCGCTGCCCTGATGAAAAGTATGTGGAGTTTCCCATGTGCATGGCGTTCAGCATATCCTCCCACACAATGGTGCAGAAGTGAACCTTCCTCTACGATCTCATTCATGCTTTCGGGCTGTCGGATAAACAGACTACCGAAACGGTACTCGAGTTTCTTTCGCAAAGGATAATTCTCTTTGAATGCAGCTCTTGCTTCATCACTGACCTTTATTTTTATCAGTTCGGACAAACGTTCATGTATCGCCTGAAAGCCATGCGGCATTGATATTGCTGTATCATGCATATCATACCCGAGTTCCCTGCACTGGGATATATAGTCACTGTAATCCCTTGTATCTATTTCACTTTCGCTGAGATACCGTGCGAGCCTCGGAGGTTTTATCCCTGTAGATTCACATAATCGCTGTAGCGTCCCGGTTTCATAACCGAACACTTTTGAAACGTGCAAGATATCTTCCGGCTTCATCTTCGGGAACTTTTCGCGCCAAAAGATATATCTTTCGTAATACCCCTCACTGCCTTTCAATACCGCAAATTCCGTGCGGTTCAGGTTCAGCATTTTCAGCAGGTTATTGCTTTTCCAATTGATTTTCTGCGATGCATACAAGCTTGTCCGCCCACCC